CGTCATAATGACGCAGTACATTCTGTGCCGGCACACCGTATTTATTCATCAAATACCGTGTTAATTTAATTGTCTGTTCCACAATTCCGTCACGAATATAGTATTTACCGTCCGCACCGATACGACTGCACATTTCAATCGAAATACTGTTCATATTCCTACAATACGGGTGTTTGTAAATTTTTGTACCACCGACAGCCCACGCCGCCCATTTATCGGGTACAGATTGATATATTCCGTCATCACCGATAAAATAATGTGCAGACGCACCACGATTTGCACTGCTGAAATAATTGCAGTTGTTCAATGCCGTATCGCCGTTATTTGACGTAAAATGAATGACGATATATTTAATATCGCCATTCCTATATGTGTAGCAATTAGACGTGTGGCACTGCGGACCCTGTTTGATTTGAATATCCATTGTTTATACCTCAATTCTTTTCTTGGATTTCAGGAAGACCTGCTATAGATGTTAGTAGAGAAAGTACACCTGCAAGTGCAGAAGCACTCGCTACAAGTACCCAATTTACATCTCCCATAGCTACCGCAGTACCTATAGTGGCAACTGCTGTCTGAGCAACTGTCTTGATTGCTCTTATTCCTGCCGCTTTAATCCATTCTTTCATTTTTACATACCTCCTAATTTTAAAATACTAAAAACCCAACATTTTAATAAAATAACCTATCAAACCGCCGACTAATGCCGTAATAACAGCAGTAATTACTGTTTCATATCGTTTGTTAGGTTTCTTTTCGATTTCGTCTACACGTTCCGTGATGTCATTCACATCTTCACGCATTGCCTTTGTTTCCGTAGCTATAATGTGAACGCTTTCGGTCAACTTGTCCAACGTATCAATTCTGTGGTGTGCCGACTTCGTGGACTGTTCCACGGCAGTCAGCCGTTCCCACATTTCTTTTTGCTCATTTTCCATCATTGCCTCCATTTTTCCGTATTATCACTACTCCTACTACATCACCCAGTTCCACAGTACCGAAATTACGGCTATCTAAACTGTGTCCCCTGTTGTCGCCCATTACCCACAATTCATTTTCAGGGATTGTAACGTCAATGCTTTCGCCTGATTGTTCTTGCGGATTTATGTATGTTTCGTTCTGCCATTCGCCATTTATCGCTACACTGCCATATGTGCTAATCGTCAAATGGTCACCGCCAATAGCAATAACACGTTTAATCAACATATCACCGCCATGCGAAATAACTACAACATCACCACGTTCAACATTTTTGAAAAACGGATTATACAGCAACCTGTCACCGTCATGCACTGTCGGCATCATACTATGTCCTGATACTGTAGTACAGCATATCAATCCCGATGTAACCAGATTAAATATTATCTGTGTAGCCGATAACCCCATTTTTTTCAGTCTATTTATGATTTTTTGCATTTCTTCCGCACCTCACTGTTTTTGTATTTCAACTGTCGTTCTTTGTATGCACACACCGCTGACATATTGATAAAATCAATAATTGAAAATGCAATGCAACCAATGAAATACACTGCGGTGCAGTCTGCTTTCAAACCCAATAATATAAATAATACTGTCGGGAATATGCTACTTACAATTGCCGCTATTGTACTGCCTTTACGCATTATATCACTTCCCTTCCGACTTCAACTTTGACTGTTCTATATTCAGTATCTGAAATTTTTTTCAATTTTGCTATGGCATAATCATAGCCGTCACCGTCCTGTCGTTTGATGCGGACATAAATTTCATAAATGCTATCGCTAATATGCTGAATTGTCACATTTTTAGACGGAATTTCTGTGCGTTTGTTGGTTTGCTCGTCCGTATAGAATATTTTATACGGTACTGATTTACAGTTTTCAATAATATAACCGACAGTGATTTTATACTGTTGCTCTGCTTCGCCATACGGATCATCAACCATTCTATTTGTAATTAATCCTATTGCAAAAATAATGATAACCAATCCCAACATCACCCAATATATCGGTGCAGGGCATAGGAATATACCAGCCCATACAAATTTAAAATATCTGCTCATTTCACTGTCCCTCCGTAATATTCAATATGCCGAAATATTTATTGTATCCTGCATATGTGTCACGAATGATATATCCGTATGATGATGACGATATATATACACGATATTTCCCAATCTCGGTGGGTGAAACCGTTGTATATTCATCCTCGTTCACATTGAATGTATCATCATTCGCAGAATACGTTTTATATTTCACATTCACGTCACATTGTTTTGACAATTCAACATTGAAACTATGTGGCTGTCCGTCGTATTTTACCGATTGGACTTTATCTGATGTTACATTAACAGCATTCACTGATATTGACATATACAAATCACATTCACCTATTCTGTAACACGACTTATCCGCCGATGTAATTCGTACATATCCTCTGTTTGAACCGCATTTTGTCATGCTCAAAACATCACTGCCGTTATCGTTGAAATAAATTTCAAATTCAACATCACTGTCATTAATACATTCTGCCGTGATTGTATGCGGTTGACCGTCATATAAAAATGAACGTTCTCCAGTCTGCTTGAAATTCAACGTTTTAGGTCTGACACTGATTAAAATATCTTTGGACAGTGTTTTTCCGTTGCTATCGGTCACTTGAACACCCCAATTATAGCCGCCTGTTTGCATTGGTGTTCCTGATATAGTTCCGTCTGATGTCATTGTGATACCGGGAATATTGGAACCCCAAGTTTGTTTCCAAGAGTACGGTGGACTTCCGCCCTGTGCAGTTAATTGCCCTCTACATTCGGTCTTATATTCGCCCAAATACAAATTACTTGTCGTAATCTCAAAACGCTGTATTTGACGGATTTTATCACCATATTCTGAAAACGGTGTATCATCAGGAACATCAACACCACCGTCTATAATTGCCTGTCGTATTTCCTGTTTGACCGCATAGCAGAATGTTATGCGATTATACAAATTGATTAAATACTGCATAATTGGCGATTTTTCAGTCGGATATTGATATTGGGATGTATATGTATCATTAGAATATAAATTTCGGATATTTTTAGCATAATCGGCATATCCACCAGTAACAGTACCACCCTTTTCAACGATAGCCGCCCTAATATTCGCAAATGATGCCATCATTAATTTGAATTTTTCGCAAATCGTCATGATGTTTCCTCCGTCACGCCATTTAATTCATCTAACATATCTGACATATTGCCTAATTGTGTATTCATTATTTGCAGTGTACTGTCTAATGAATTAATATTGGATGATATGTCTGACATTGATTTTGAAATGGCTTTGAGGTGTTGTTCAGCAGTTTCCACATTGTCTTTTACCATTCCGGGAACGTCTGCCTTGTCGGCATATCCCGGAATTTTAAATCCCTTTTCTGTTGTCGTTGCCATGCCAATCACCTCACATTACAGCTACTATATCACCGTTATCATCTTTTTGAATTAATCTGTGATATTCAAAATCGCCACAGTCTGAACTTGACGAAATTTCAGCAGAAAAAATATAATCGTCCGGTGGTTGTGGTCCTCTGCCCGATACAGTTGTACCGCATACCAACGATATATTGTTACTGTCATAGTCGTAACATATATACATATAGCATTTATCATATGATTGTGTAGGATAGGTTGCAGTACCTGATACTTCTTTTCTTGCTATATAATTCACTTTAGGTTTTACCACGATATTATAACCATCATGTCCTCCTTGACTGATAGAATATTCTAAATCAATTTTTTTGATTGAATTGATTTTTTGAATTGCTTTTTCCAATCCATCAAATTTTGTTTGAACATCATTATTTAATTTTGCCAATGTTATCGCACTATCTTTGATTTTTATATTCGTAACTGAATTATCAGCAATTTTTTCTGTGGTAACACAGCCGTTCGGATGATCCAACACTGTTGCAGTTTTATGTGTTTCAAAATCATCACGTGTAACCTCATTGTTTAGCGTGACATTCACATTTATATCTGACGCATTTGATATAATATTCAAAAAATCAATAGTTCTGTACACATGGTTGCTACCATCAAACACAGGGAATGCCTGTGCACCGTTACCGCAATTTGTGTACAAATATAGAATTTCACCCAAATCAGGGTCTTGTGCCATTATACCGATTTCACGCAGATAAAACGGTGTATCGCCGTTTTTTATTTTTAATCGCAGATTAGTCATTCCGGCTGCCACAACAGACACATTTGTAATATCAACTGTTGCAGATGATGACGTTACTCCGGTTTGATGCGATTCAATTTCAGATTTCAGTGCCGTCAAATTTGCTACGTCTTCACCGTCATCTAAATACCCCGTACCGATAACTGCACGGGTAATCTTCAGCGGTACACCTGTTTTCAATTTTGCTTCCAGCAGCAAACCGGATGCCGTAAATTTTATATTTGAAAAACCCTCAATCTTTTTTTCTTCTGCCATATTTACTCCTCCTTGTACAATAGCTCTGCATACGTTTTATTTTTCGCGGTTTCATAATCAATTTGTTGCATTTCTTCAAATGTACGGTATTTTGCCATTTGAATTTGTTCACCGGAACAACCGTCAATCACTGCGAATTTTTCAAAATTAGCACAATTTATAATCCCATCATCAGCCACATTATTATCAAATCCAACAGTTTCATAGGTTTTTGACACTGCACATATACAGACAACAGCAGTTTTATGTTCCTGTGGCTGTTGTTCATCTAATTCAATAGTGGTAGCAATATGTGCAGGAATGATTTCACTGACACTGTTTAAAATTTCTTGCAGTAATAACGGTTTGCAACTTTGAATTTTTATTCTGTAATTGGGATTATCTTCGCTGATACTCGCACCGTTATCGTATGCACGAACTATATTTTGCAGATTTTCAAACGTTGTAGTTGCCGTATGTAAAAATTTTGTTTTGATTTTACTACGCCGTAATTCCAACGTATCATCAGACAACGGTATTAAAAAATCTGTTTCAAAATCGTGAATGCCTGTTTCATCAGCGTCATCAACAGATAGATTTTTCAATGTTCTATCCAATTTATCGTACAATTTATCAAATTCAACATCACATGGATGTAATAATCCGTGCATATATTTTGAATTTTTATAGTATTTCGGCAACAGATTTTCAATGTTAGTCAATTTTCAACACCCCCAACACTGCAATCTGTGTTTCAGTTATCGGGACATTATTTGTAGATTGATTAACTGTCAAATTCGTATAGTCGGTTACACCATCAGTATTCAAAATAGCCTGTCCTATTTTCGCATAGGATACATAACCCTTTGAAAACGAAATTTTCGTCAAATATTCAGATATATTTTTTTTGATATTCTCTGTGACATTTCCCGTCATTTCGATTTTGCACGAAACATTGATTGCAATTTCTTCCGCTGTACCGACTGTCAAATCCGCTCCGACCGGTTTTAAATCGTCAATGTATTCTTTGACTTTTTTTACCAGTTCCGCAGGAGCTATTTGATTTTCTGTATCAACAATGATAACTTTGACCGTCCCCGGTCCATTCCACAGCGGAATACACTTTGCATCACCTACTCCCGGAACGGATTTTGCCCACGATATATATTGATATTTGTTACCACTTGTAACAGGTCGGGATATGTATTCATTATATCGTTCACGCAGTTGTGTATCTGTTTCGTCATTGCTGCCACCTGTGGTTGCGTGTTCGTTCGTAACCCGTAGCAATCCACTGATTGTAACCGGAAAACGATTAATATAGCCGGCTAAAACATTCCCCTGTGTTCCGGCTGTATCACATATGACCGGTGCTGATGCAGTTCCATCATCACCTATTGTCACCGTATCATTCACCGTAAACATGACATTTCCGGCTGCCACTTTGCTACCGACAGGCAACACTGCACCAGATGTTCCTGTGACCGTTATGTTCCCTGTTGCATACGTTGCCGATTTTCGATACAAACCAAAATGTGCAACGCATTTTTCTAAATATGTGCCACTTGCAGTCGAAACGTGCGATTGTTTTCGTACCGTTTCTAATTGGTCGTATGCGTTGTCAAATTCGACTGCAACAGATTTTTCAATGTCATATGTGTATGTACCTTCGGTTGTATCGTATTGTTCCGGCACTTCTGCCAGAAGACGTTCCGTTATAGATGTTATTGTTTCTGCCATTATAGTGCCTCCTTTAAGTCCGTTGTTCCGTACACTGTTGTAACAGTAAATTCAACTGTTAAATGCGTTCCGTCTACTGTTGCCGAAAAACCGTCCACACTGACAATATCCTTGTTTTTCTCTAAATTATCAGTAATTTCTCGCTGAATTTCTGATAACATATAGTCATGCGTGAATGTTTTACCTACAAATGTGTCTTTAATTCTCGTTCCGTATGATGTTCCGTTATATATCTTGTATCGTCCTTTTTGCGTTCGTAGTACTTTTCCTATCCAACTTCGTAGGCGATCCATACCGACAACCATTTTCGGACGACCGTTTATAATAACAAAATCACCACGTTCAAAATCAAATGCCGGTTCTGTTGTAACATAATCAGCCATCTTGTATCACCCCCAACACAATATAACTGTTATCGTTGTTATACGGTAACAGGACAACTTTCTTGCCGTTGTGAATATATCTTCCTTCGGCATCACGTTCATACAGATTTACAATGCTTACAACGTGATTTTTTGTCAGTTGTATATTGTTACTGCGTGTTATGATTAAATCCGGTAATTGCGTTATTCTGCCGAATACAGGACCATAGGTTTCACCCTTGCTTAAATTCTTCAGCATTTTTGCTAATTCTGTATATCCGTTATTCATATCATAATCGCTCCAAATCTAATTTATTGTAATGCACACCTTGTTTTATACTGTGCTGACTGCTATTTATCAAATACTTTTCATCACCGATAGCGATAACACTTCCGGCTCTGGTATAGCTGTTCAGTTCTTCAATAATTTCACCGGAATATGTTTCGCTTGTATTGTTCAGCTCTGACAACTTGCTTTTTGCCACTTCCTTTGCGTCTTCATTTTCACCGACTTTGATAACTTCTTGCAAAAAACCGAATTGTGCAATGCTGTTTTCATCTTTCAGCGTTGTTAAAACATCTGTATCTGAAATAACCTTTACGCTTGTTTTTCTGTCCTCGATGCTGGTTTTATGCTCAACGTTTCCGATATACTTTATCGAATCTTTCAATTCGGTGTTTGACGATATTCTGAATTGTGGATTTACAACCATATCCGCACAATTATAAATTCTGATGCCGTCAGGAACAAAATCAAAATTATGTACACCGCCACATAGTGTCAGTATGTCAGCAATAACATCTGATACCGCCTTGTCCACATAAATTTGCGTAATCAATAACGGTAATTCCGGTATCATCACAATAGGAATACACAAATCACCGCATATTTTTTTAATGCAGTCGTCAGCACGCATTGCAGTGAATTGATATGTATCACTGGTTTTGTTCAGATACTGTCCCACATCACCGGCAACATATTTATTAACGTAATTATCGCCGTCATCAACTTCGATAATTACACCCCTAAAATCTTCTTGTGTACCGCCGCTATAACGAATTATATCGCCCTCTTGCGGTTTGTACATATTGATGTACTTCATATCACCTGCCTTTGGTACGCTGAAATTAAACAGCGTTGCAAGCGTATCCTTGGTATTTTGCCACGATATATCGCCCACATATGATGATATATCAATATCGTTGCATAACACCGTTAAACCACCATTATGGCGGTCACACTGCATTGGTGTTTGTTTGAATATTGTCGGATGTATGGAAATTTTCTCGTTTGTATCAATAAAATGATATTCTTTTTCATTTTCTGCCGTTGTGCTTCCTGCACCGCCGTAGGTTGGTTCGCTGTCCGAAGTCCATATTGCCTTGATTCGTGCTGAACGGTTTATATCGGCGGCATTTAATGCTGATGTAAATTCATCATTATTTCGCACAACTGTTCTGTCAATAATGAATTCCAATACATTACGATCAAACGGATAGTCGTGATACATATGTTTGCTGTCTGTTTCACTGTCTTTTTTTTCGTCAGCCTTTACGCAATAAATCGTCTTCCCATCATCAAATTCCACTTTGATAAATGTTCCGTCCGGACCGTAGTATGAACCCATTGCTACACAATAGAATTCTTTGTATTTTCGTAGTCCACCATTTGCAGTTGTCGAATTACTGCCCCATAAATAGCTATATCCGCCTGATGATTTATCAGTGTATAACTGATATGCCATATATGCTTTTGTGGCTAAATCCCTGCCGATATTCGGTACTTCTCGTGCCGTCCAAGCGGCAGTCATTCCGCTACTGCTATCCAAATTAAAATGAACAAACGTCAATCCGGACATTGATAACGTTCTGGATCGAACCATATCGGATGAATTGCCTTCAATCGTTGTGATATTGGAACCGTCACACGATGCAACTATACCTACATGATTTGCCCAATCCGAACCATTGTAATTTATTAAAAACAAATCACCTGCTTCGGGATTTTTATTGGTGAAAACCTCACCATGTCCCTGATTTGCATAATGTGCAAAATAACCGGCACTTGCCGTTTTAGGCATTATGTCTGTTGTAATACCTGCTTTATCCGCACACCACGAAACAAATACCGCACACCAAGGATAATTACTTCCGTCTACTTCGTGTCCGTAAAACCATGTATTATATTTGACGTTATTCGTTCCGTTTTCCTTTGTGCCGTTTTCAGCCTGTGCAATTTTAACTAAATCCTGTCCACTTGCCATATTTAATCACCAAATGCTCCGGCTTTGTCTAAAATAACTAATATGCGAATCATATTCTTTGTCAGTCCCAAATCGTCATCATCAATACCGGACAAATAACCCTTTTTCTTGATTTTTTCAATCGTTGGTGCAGCCCAATCAGGAATACTGTCAACGGTATAACCCTCAAAACCGTTTGCATTATCTATCATCACGCACATTCTGATAATGTCCATAGTCAATCCCAGCTCGTTATCACCTGTGCCGTTCAGATAACCCCTATCCATTAGTTTTTGGATTGTCGGCTTTGCCCACGAGGGCATATTATCGTCCATATAATTATAGATTTTTTCGTTTTCCAATGAATCCAACCGTTTTTCGACTGCGTCCATTCTTGCCGCCAAATCATCTAACTGTGCCATATTTGTATCCTCCGTGTCATTTAACAGCTCTACTTCGCCCAATTCAATCGAATAATCCAAATCGCCAGTTGTGCCAACATCAAAATCTAATTTTTCTATGGCTACAGCCATATTTATGCTGATGTTTGCAAAACCGGTTGATGTAATCACTAAACGAACAGGCAATTTTCGTTTTTGCCACGATTTTAATTTTTCGTAGTATTCTTGACCGTCCATTGACGCATCACGTCTGAACGGATAGTCATGGACAGGAAATGTTCCGTCCCATGAAACACCTCGCAATTCGGTATTTCCTATAATTTTAATCCAGCCATATCCGGCTGATTCAAATGTTTCTGTTGACTGTGAATTTGTCACAGAAAAAGAGGGAGGAGTGACAGGAATATGCACTACCTCCTCGCTGTTATTTACGCTTAGGTAAAAATCTAACATTTTCCCTCACTCCTTTTATAAAATTGCATACTGTCGTTTTATTTCAGGTACAACTATATTTATAAATCGTGCCGCCATTTCTTCTTCATTCGCATTTCCTGCATTAATGGTGACGTTTATATTAATATCATTGTTTCCCTGACTTTTCTTTTGACTGTTTTCAGTGTATGCTTGCAAATTCCGCCAAAATGCCGAAAGTGGAAGTATCGCCTCAGCCCCTGCTTCGCCACCCATTTGAATCTTGCCGTTTGCAAATCCAAATGCAGTTGGACGTGTCATAATACCGCCCTTGGCGTTCCAATCCAATCCGAATTTTGGAATAGGTGTATCAACCCCCATCACCGTAACAGTTCCTGTCTGCACAATCTTTGGTGCTTTCAGCAGGCTTTTTATTTTGTCCCATACAGATGATACAGTATCAGAAATTTTAGTGAACACATTTTTAACTGTGTCAACTGCCGCCGTAATCTTTTCAACAATGCCGTTTTTTATGTTTTCAAAAATAGTCATTACGGTGTTTTTCACATTGCCAAATGCTTCACCGAATTTACTTTTTACGACTTCCATCTTCTCGCCGACTGCATTGATAATCTCGCCGAGCTTACCGCCTGTTAATTGATTAATTGCGTCATAGCCTGTCCTGTAGTATTCCTTGACACCCTCTATTGCCGCAAATGTAGCACCTTTCAGTCCTCCGCCGTGTGCGTCATATGCACTTTTTATGTTGTTCAGTTTTTCCGATACAGCATTTTTTACACCGCCCCATAATTCTGACGTTTTTTCTTTGACTCCGTTCCACATTGTAGACACTTTTTCTTTGACTGCTGATATTCCGTTTTTTATCTTTTCAAATCCGGCTTTTATTCCTTCCCATGCACTTGTAACAATCGCTTTAACTTTTTCCCATAGGTTGATCCAAAAATTTCGGAATCCTTCGGACTTATTCCACAATACAATAAACGCCCCTACCAATGCACCGATAGCCACAATGACAATACCAATCGGATTTGCTGTCATAGCTACATTTAACGCCCATTGTGCGGCTGTTGAAATACCCATAACAACATTTTTAGCCGTTTCAGCTGCATTCCACAACAAAACTGCACCTTTGTATGTGATTATCGCCCCTGCAACTGCTCCTATTACCGGAGATAATGCCTCAATTACCGATATAGCTCCACTGGCTAAATCCATAGCCGTAGATAATGCGTCACAGAATGTTGATATACCTCCCTCACAGAAATCTTTAAGCATTGGTCCAATGTTTGAAAATGTATCAGTTATGGTATTTTTCAGTCCCTCAAACGACCCTTTTAGCTTTCCTACAGAACTTTCACCGATTACATCTGTCATACCGTCAAAAATTGATGGTATTGCATCTAAAACAGCCTTTCCCAATGCAGGTAATTGGCTGATTAAACCGGTAACCAAACTCTTTGTGGCTGAAACAAGGTGTGGAAGTATATCGGATACCATTGACGGAAGTTCTGCTACAATTACAGGAGCCAAACTCTCAATTAACGAACCTACGCCACTTAACGCACCCGTTATTGCCGGTATAACATTCTGCCCGAACGTCTTAGCCGAATCAACCAGTGCATCCAAACTCTGATCAAACATTTCTCCGCCTGTTGTCAAACCGACAAGAGTATTTTCAAACGCCGCTTTCAGTGACCCCCACGATCCGCTTATTGTCGTGCTTGCCTCTTTTGCCGTTGTTCCCGTTATGTCCATTTGCGTTTGGATTGCATGAATAGCCTGTGTAATATCGGCAAATGATGAAATATCATACTTCTGCCCGGTAAGTTTCTGTGCATCGCTAAGCAGTCGTTTCATTTCAGCTTGTGTGCCACCGTAACCTAACTTCAAGTTGTCAAGCATGGTGTAATTTTGCTTTGCAAAACCTTGATAGGCATTTTGAATGTCTGTCATATTCGTGCCCATCTTATTTGCATTATCAGCCATATCCACCAACGCTGAATTTGCATAATCCGCCGCCTTTGCTGTATCGCCCTTTAAACTGGAAATCAGTGATGCCGAAAAATTTGTAACTGTTTCCATATAGCTATTAGCTGACAAACCTGCGGTTTTGTATGCATCATTTGCATATTTCTGTACTGCCGCCGAACTGTCTTTGAACAATGTATCGACACCACCTGTCAGCTGTTCATAATCAGCAAATGAACTGACTGATTTTGCTACCATTGTTCCTACTGCGGTAGCGGCTGCCGTTCCGGCAATAGCTAACCCTTTGCCCAATTTACCAACGGCACTGCCAACAACTTTAGCTTTATCTCCCAATTCAGAAATTTTTTTGCTTGTGTTGTTCAATGTACTACGCAGATTATTGCTTTCATTTTGGGCTTTTTTCATATTTGCAAAGAAGTTTCCGGCTTTCAACGACAGTGTTGCTCCTATGTTTCTACCTTTTGCCACATCAACCGCCTCCTGTCATTGCTTTTATCTTTTCAGCTTCTTCTTCGTATGCTTTTATCATACTGGCTCGTAAAAATGCCTTTTCATTTCCCGTAGCCCCGGCAATTCTATCCCAATCAAAACCACGTTGGACGTAGTAATGTATTAATTCAAAATCACCGTTGCGTTCAATTAGTTTTTTAGTTCTTCAACCGCCTTAACGCTATCATCAACATAACCTGCAAAACTTAATGCAGCCTTTGAAATATTCACTACCTCGCCCGGTTCAAATATTTTGTCAAGAATATCTAATGGTTCTTGGCAGCCATATGCCTGTTGCAGTTGTTTGTTTTTCAGTGGCGGTTCTGTCACACATTCATACACCAGATATGCATCCGATTCGCCTGAATACGCATCCATATTCATTGCGTCATTTACTTGATTTCTTGTTGGTTTTGTTATTGTGATTGTGCCGTCAAGGCTTTCAACGTACAATTCCTTTGTTTTATTTTTGTTCTTTGCTTCCTTTACTTGCTCTGAACGTCTTATCATTTCGTCCAACGTCAATCTTGTATGTTTTTCTTGTCCTGTCATTTTTATATCCTCCTAAAATGTTTAATCCTGTTCTATCGGTTCAATGCTTGCAAGGAATTTCAATCCTGTAAAACCGCCTTTGTATTCTTCTTCAACTACCTTACCGTTTTCACCGCCGGTTAGTGGTACACTCTCAACCCAACAATTAGTCAGTTGGATTTTTTCATATCCGCCACCATATGCGTCTGGGTCTTTTAGTTGACTAATCAGTGTAGAACGTGGGTCTTTTCCTTGCATAAACGCTTCCGCAAAACTCTTGCCTCGTGAAAATACCTTTCGCACTTTCATTGTGAACGTACCCGATACACTCATCAACTTGCTATCCTTGATCATATCACCCGCAAATGTGACATCTTCACGGTCAGTATCCAGTGTTGCTTCAAAACTTGAAATTTCATAAATGACCGAATCGTCCCACCATACCTTGCCGTGTGTACCGGAAATAATGTTAGGTGCTGAAATTTTTCTACTCATATATGTCTACCTCCTCGATTACATGTTTACAACGAATTTCAAATCTTCCGCTGCGTTTTGCATTTGAATATGTGCCGCCATAAACATAAATGTGCCTGTATTGGCTTGTTTGATTGCAACATCACTCATATTTGCAACGTCAACACTCTTGCTCGCCAAATACTCTCTTTGTGCGTCTATGTCGATTTCTGCATAATGTTCGTAACCGTCATATAGCACACCTTCCTTTGTCAGTGTTTCAAAATATTGATTCACTGCGGCGATAAACAGTTCTTTGTTTTCAATACTGTTACTTCTGCCGATATAGTTTTCTTTGAATGTTGTTCTAATGTCTTCTGCAATCAGATCCATTCCTTCAACTATCTTGATTGACTTCATATCCTCTGTCTGATTTGTTCCAACCGTTGTCAATGAATTCACACCTCGTGCAATTTCGACCTGCTCACCATCGTTGATTAAAATTAGCTTTCCGGCATCAACATCCGCATCGGGGGTTAAACTCTCTGTAATACTGTTGATTTCTGAAATGACTTTGCCTGTTACACTCTCATTCAGTGCAGTTCCGGCAATAATACTGGCAATATATACGCAAAATTCAGCGGTCGTATAGGTCTTACTGCCGATTTTTATATCATCGGTATCAAAATTTATAATACCGATGTTATTTGATACAGAATGCGGTAATACTGCCTTAAACGGTTTCTTTGCCGTTCGCTGTGCAATAATCCAATCTGCCACAGTCTTAACTTCACCGTCCTGTAATGACGGAACGGCAAGATAATTCCACTTCTTATTCGCCAAACGCTTCAATGCATCATCAAGACTTCCTTCTGCGGCAATTCTTTCGATAATCACTTTTTTGGGTGAACCTTTAAACGCCATATTTATGTAATTTAGATTGTCTGATGTCCAATGGCTCTTAACCACTTCCGTCTCATTGTTGTAAACGTATGTGGTATCTTCCTTGGTTTCATCCTTCAAAATCAGTGCAACTGTACCGTTTGCACTGCGTTTTACAGCGGTTTGTGCCGCTGCTTTAAATTCTACATTTATTGTTGATAATCCCATATTATATACCTCTCATTTCTATGGTTTCTGCATTGTCATAATCGTCACATTCATCAATGGACTGTGTTATAGGAACGTCATACATCACAGTTAAACGTTCTTCTTCGATTGTCATATCCATTGTTTCCATAGTTAAATGCCTGTCCTGTACATCAATCGTACTGTACATCAATGTTTCGCGAATTTTTTCCGCCGCCTCTGCACATTCTTGTGCAGTTTCAGTTTTTGGAATATACTTGATGGTTACACTGTAAACGTCATCCTCCAAAAATCCTCCGGATTTTGTAATTGATGATGGGTATACATAGATGAACACTGCCGGCTTAGGATAGCCTTCTTGAATTTCTGATGATATAACATTAAATTCTGCATTTCGTAGTTTGTCCGCTATAAATCTGCGTATATCCTGTGATTTAATCATTGTTAAATTCCTCCACTAATTTATCTAACATTTTATTTGCATCTCGGTCAAAACGTGATTGTGCCTCTTGTATTGCATTGCTTAACATATGCTTACCTTCAACACGTCCGTGCGATTTAATTCCTCTGGCGAAGCGTTGTACTCGGTTTAGTTTTTGTCCTTTTTCTCTTGTTCTGCCTCCCGACACCTGTTCGTGACCTAATTCAACCAAATGTCCGTGAGGTGCTCTCGTTTGAATTCTGACAACTCTGACTGTTCCACCCTTGTACAGTTTAACTTTTTTTAATCTCCACGAATTGCGGAGTTTTTTTGTCTTTACCGGCGTAAGCGATTTTGTCTTTCTATTGACTGCTTGTCCCTGTGCCATTAAAACTGCATCTGCCTTGTCCGGATAGTTTTTTTCAAAACGTTTGAACGATTTTTCCAATTCATCAAAACCGAATACATCTTTATTCTGTCTTGCCATATCTGTCCACCTCTGAACATACGATTTTTAATTCCCTGTGACTCTCATTTATATCCAATACGGATACTATGTCAAATACCTTTGCACCGTACAGAATTTTCATATTACTTTCAATGCCGTTAAAATAACGTGTTACCACGTTGTATGTTGTTTCTGCTCGAATTTTCTGTGATTCGTCATATTCTCTGCCTGTCGCAGGCGAAACATATGCACGAACACCGTAATTGGCAAACACATTATTTAAACCGCTTAAAACTCCGCTTTTAAAACGGATTTCGCCGTCTTGCGTAGAATATACATCATCACTTGCAGCCTTTGTCACCGGGTGGAACGGAAACCACCCGATAACTTGTTCTAACTGTTCGTTTATTTCTGATGTTGACGGCTTTAAAAATACAACTTTGTGCCTTAGCTTTGCAAAATCCATTATTTTTTCACCTCATCATCAGTATCTTGTGGTGTTTCCAACTGTAACTGCATTAGCATAGTTGAAACATTCTGACTATACTTTGCCTGCCCATATGGACTACGGTTTTCGTAATAGTCGCCCACCAACATCAGCATTACGGTATGTGCTTTGGGATTGTCCAGATCTACCTGCCTACCACATGCTGATTTGACGTATTCTTCCGCCGTTGATATGTATATTTCCAACAATGTATCATCATCGGATGTATCTAATCGCAGAAAATTCTTTACTTCGTCTAATGTTAGGGACATTCTTCACCCCTCCCATTCATTACGCAGCTGCTTTTGTCGTTACAGCCTTGCTTCCTGCTGCCGTTATTGTTCCGTAGATGTATGTAGAACTATCTGCCTGAATGACGTCATAGCTTTCGATCACACGCATAGTTGTCATATTTGCACCGAATTGATATTCAGTTGATACTGCAAACTGATAACCTTTCCTATCAATGAAATAACAACCGGCTTTAAGATTTCCGTAGAAAATCGGTGCTTGTCCTGCTTTGGTGTTTGGCAGTTGTGCATCTGGGAACACAATTACAGGTAGTCCTTGGAACAACTTTTGTGTCGGTGTTACATAGTCTTCCTTTAAAATTGGTCTGCCGACTGCGTCCTTTTCACTGTCCATAATGTCAAATCCTGTTTGGTTTGTGACAATAACTGCACCGATTCGGGCGGATGGGTCCAAATCTTTGTTGATTGATGATTTCAATTCATCTAATCCCTTTATTGCCTTTGCCGTTTTACCGTTTTGCAATGCTGTGAAAATGTCTGTATTTTCACTGATGATTGAATTTTTAACAAACCAGTTATTTAGGTATGATGTCAAACCAGCCTTTTCCGATTCCAATAGTATATTTGAAATAGGGAAAACCTTACCTTTGTGTGTAACTTGGAATTTTTTCTGTTCAAATGATGGTTTAGTGCCTTCTGTGATTGTATCGCCATCTTCAAAATCTGCCAAACCTGTCGGAACGCCCTTTTCAAATACAAAACTACCTGTCAATGATGATGTCGGTACTACTGTTACCAAATCTTTTGCTGACATATATGTCTTTCTTAATTCTCTGATTGTTGTATCAACATCTTCAGGAATTAGAAAATTCTCACCGTCTGTACCGTTCGTGCCTGTAACCAATGCATTTTCCGCTTCGGTCAATTTTTTTCTTAGTGCAATCTTTGCCATAACAGAAAAACCGTTTGCTGTTGTTTTGTTCTTTGGTTCTTCTGGTACGTTGTCCCTTTCCATTTCAAATAATGCTTTTTCATTTTCGTATGATGTTTGCAAATCCTTGATTTCGTCAATTAGTTGCTTTGCCTCAGCAAACTTACCTTCATTTTGAAAATTTCTTGCTTGTAGATTTTTCTCTTTTATTTTTGCTAATAACTCACGCATCTTCTTGTTCATTTTCTATTGCTCCTTCCATAAATACGAAATTGTCTAACATATCCAATTCGTTACTGTTTTTTTCTTTCTGTTCTTTCTGTTCTTCCTCGTCCGGATCTTCTTCCTCATCATCTTCATCCGTCTTTTTTGGTTTCGGATCTTCTTCCTCGTCCGGATCTTCTTCCTCATCATCTTCGTCATCATTTTTGACAACGACATTTTTAGGAATATTGTTGTAGGTTATAGACGAAATACACGCTGCCACATCTATGTTTTCATCTTCCTGTATTCGTGGGAATAATTCCGCCGCATCCTTTGCCGACAACCACGTTTCATCAGACATTTTCTGTTTGATGTCATCTTCGGTGATATTTTCAGCGACATTTTCCATGTATGTATCAACAATCGTTTGTTCGATGTTTTCCAATCTGTCCGCTGTTTCACGCAAATCGTTGGCATTTCCCATTGCATACGTCCACGCTTTGTGGATCATCAAATAGGAATTTGCCGGCATAATGATTTCATCACCTGCCATAACAATGACAGACGCAATAGACGCTGCCAAACCGTCAACATACACTGTTTTATGTGCCTTATGCCGTTTCAGCATATTATAAATAGCATTACCGGCAAATACATCACCGCCATTACTATTTACATAGATATTCAGCTGACTGACATTTTCACATTCTTTCAACAGTGTGGCTACGTCAGATGGGCATTTATCATCATTTCCCCACCATTTATCCCCATCATTTCCGACTATATCGCCGTAAAAATAAATATCGGCTGAATCATCGGTCTGATTTCGGATATAACAGTTAAAACTATTCTGTTTCTTATTTCTGTGTCTTGACATTTTTCTGATTTCCTCCTTCCATAGCAACTTTTAACGGTATCATATTGCCGTTAATTAGGTATGCATTACCGCCTTCGTCTTCGGAAATATGTGGCATATCTTCCTTACTGCGTATATCATTAGCGGATAACCAGCCGTTTTGTCTGGCTTTCGCATAACCTTCCATTCTTTGTGAAAATGTCGCTCGTAGCACGACATCAACATTGAATTTGAAAAAATATCCTTGTTGAAGTTCTTCCGATGTTAGCAGTTTACTTGCCAATTCTTCTTCCAAACCCTTTAGAATAACCAACATTGTGTCGGTCAAAAATGCTTGTTGCTGTGCTTCACTGTTTGCATAGCTTGATTTCTCATAATCATTTAATTGATTTGGTTTTATACCGAATGCTCCGGCAATCTGTAATGCCGTATATTTTTTCAATTCCAAGAACTGTGCGTCTGTCAATTTCAAATTTAACGGATTTAACTTCATTCCGGCAGGAATCGGAATAAACGTTAATGCACTGTTCGCCGATGTTGCCGTTTCAATAGTGCTGATTAATTTTTTTCGTAATTCCTCGTTCAAATCTGCTGTATATTCAACAGCGACTTTACCTGTCAAACCTGTTTCATATAAATTCTTGATAAATTTTTGACTGTCCATTGCTCCGTCAATCGTCAATGCCAGCACGTCCTTAACCGCCAATCCCATAATGCCGTCAAACGTCATATATGTTTTAAAATGCAATATTTCATCAGTGCTGAATTTATATACCTTTCCGGTTACCGGTTCTGAATATATATACCAAACTCCGCCGTTATCATCTATTAACTTCGCATTGTCATCATAGACAGTCATATATCGGTTATCCAATATTAACAACTCAGGCTCTTTGTTCCGTGCGATATATACATAACAATTTCCGTAATGATACATCACCGTTACAACTGTTGCCCAAAACGTTGTTGCAGTCATATTCTTATTCGGTCGTACTTTCAGCACATTGTATAATGCTGAATTTTTTGCCTTGCTGACACCTTTCGGTGTTTCCTGATACATCTTTAACGGCAACTTTGCAACCGCCTCAGACAACGTTTTTAGACAGGTGAAATATGTCACTTCCGACAGTTTACTGTTCCGTATACTGCCGTACTGCGTCCAAAATCGTTCATCTAACAATGATATTGTCGTTGTATCATGCGTCAGTGCATAAAATGCCGATTTTATTCTGTTAAAAAATTTCATTATATCTGACCTCTCAACATTTCTTCATATTCTGCCAGTTGTGCCGCTGCTATTGCGTTGACATCAACATAATTCAATTCATGTGTATATGCTCTGGTGTGTGCTATTATCAGTGCCATTGCAGGATCAATCTTATTGATACTTTTCGCCTTATTCGGTCTAACATTACCGTTTTCATCAAATGTAACTACTGTATTTCCAACCGCCCACTTCAATATCGGATCATCAAAGTGTATTAATTTGCGTTCCTCAATCGTTATCCCCAATTCTTTGGTCGGCTCTGATAATGTTTTAAATCCCTGTCGGACCTCAACAACTTTCATACCCTCGTCAATTAGGTGCGATTCCAACTGCGTTGCGTTCCACGGGTCCAAGCAGACTTCCAAAATGTCATACTTATCACGCATTCGCAGGATATAATCTTCGATATAGTCAAAATCAACAGCATTACCGGGTGTTGCCGTTATATATCCCATATCAATATACCGTTGATAATCAATGTGATGTTTCTGTGAATTATCGAAAATCTTGTCTTCCGGTATAAAACTGTGGTGCAAAACTGCAAAATACCTGTCACTCAAAGGAAATTCAAAAACGACACTTGCCAAGTCGTTACGGACCGCCAAATCGCCTGCGGCATAACACTTTTTACCGATTAAATCTTCTTTGGTGATTTTCAAAGTCGGTGGTTTATTGTACTGCTCCATATTTGCCCATGAAGCGGTATCAGTAACCCACATATTCAGTTTTTTACACTTGAACTCATTCAATTTTGACGGAATATTTTTAGATGCAGTATAAACACTTTCCATATCTTTTAGGTTGACACTGACATTCATATTCGGATTGGCTTTTATCCAATTCTGCGGATCTGTCCAATCGTCATTTTCGTCCAATTCTGCTATGTAAATGAAAATATCTTCATTCTCAACCGTTTCATTCAAAATATTTTTGTAATAGTCATATAATTCCTTACAAAAACAGTTTGGATTTCTGCCTGCGGTCGTTCCTGTTCCGATTAATGGCTGTGTTCTTGCACCTGTCGCACTGTCCAAAATATTGTACACATCACCTGTTTTGTGTGCGTGCAACTCATCAATCAATCCCAAATGCACATTTAAACCATCCAAAGTTTCACTGTCTGACGACAACGGCTCAAATTTTGATAATTGTGCGTCAAAAGTGATGTTGTTCCGATACGTTGTCAGTATAGTTCGTAGTTCCGGTGACTTCCCAATCATATTCTTAGCCTCGTCAAATATAATTCGTGCTTGGTCTTTTTTGGTTGCTGCCGAATAAATTTCAGCACCGTTTTCACCGTCACAAACAATAACATATAGTCCGATGAACGCCATTAACGTAGATTTTCCGTTTTTTCGTGCCACCTGAATGTAAAAATATCTGAATCGGCGTGTATCATCATCTTTACGCTTCCACCCGAATATAGAACCTACAACAAATCTCTGCCAATCTTCTAATATCAGTGGCTTGCCTGCCCACTTTCCTTTGCTGTGTCGGCAGTAATTTTCAGCGAATGCAAAACAATATTCCGCTTGCTCTGCATCAAAGTAGTACGGATAATCTTTTCTCTTAGATTTTTTTAAATCTTTCAGATGTCGCTTGCACGCTTTTTTTACCGAATCACCTGCAATAATCTTGCCGGCTACGACTTTTTTCGCATATGATGTTACCGAATCCATAGTTTACGCACTCCTGTTCTTCTTGCTGATGAATTCCATAATACTTGCTTTTTTGTCCTCGGTTTCTACTGGGTTTGTCATTCCGGCTCTTGATGACGGTGTCAATCCAAATTCTTTGGCAAACGTCAGCATTTGTTTTTTTGCAGTGTTTGAAATGCTGATTTCAGGTATTTGTTGCTCATATCCTTTGTCGGTGGCAAACGTCAGCGGTGCAGGAGAATTTTTGTCCGGTTGTTTTGCCTGTATCGCCTTTTCAGCTAATACCCACTGTGCATATGAATCGCAGTATGCGGCAAATGTTCCTACATCTGCATCCGTCAGCATTCCGGCATTGAATACAATCGGTGCTAATCGTTTCCACTCTTTTTTTGCAATTTTATTTAGGAACACCGGCGGTGACGGAACTTTTTCCGGTTTTGAAAATTGCAATCTGTTTTCAGTTTTTCTATGTCCGGGATTGCCGTGTAGTTCCTCCAGCTCTGCCGGTTTTTTCGTTGGTCCTCTTGCTCCCATTTTTGGTTTAACCCCCTCTCGAAAACTTGCGTGTGCGTAAAAAAGACTTGGGCGACGGTCTACCGCATATTCGCAAAAACAATTTTGATACCCCCTCCCGTGAAAAAAAATCTTCACGAAAGAAAAAATTTTTTAATATTATCTACCAAAACCGCCGTCTTCTGTCGCTGTCTTACGGTCATGGCATTGCTTGCACAGTGGTTGCCAGTTGTTCCTGTCCCAGAACAGCTGTTGATTTCCCTTGTGCGGTGTGATGTGGTCTACAACTGTGGCTTTCTCGTATCTTCCCTGTTGCAGACAGCGAATACAAAACGGATGTGACAATAGATATGTCTTGCTTGCTTTTCGCCAACGTCCGTTATATCCTCGCTTGCTCGCCGATTCCCTGTGGTCGTCATATTGTCGTTTCAAATGTTGATGTAATTCACAATATGTGTCGTGTGTCAGTCGGTGACATCCGCATTTGTTACATACGTGTAGTGCAGCCTGTGCCATTGTCATTCGTCCTTTCGGTCTATTATACATAACCTGTTATTGTGTATAATTGAAACAGTTCAGTTCCTACTAATAAATGCACACAAAAAACTGGGATTTCATTATACGTTGAGCATTTATGTATAACAAAGTTAGATTTTAAAGTTTTTCATAGCAGTTAATACACTGTCTTTTGTAACGCCAATATACCGCAAAGTATCACTGGCATTACGGTGATTAAACCATATTTGCAGTGTAACTATATCGTGTGTTTGTCTGTAATAGTGGTAGCCACACGTCTTCCGTAATGTGTGTGTGCCGACTTTGTATCTGATACCTACATGGTCCGCTGCTTCACGCAAAATCTTGTACGCCATGTCACGTGTTATCGGTTTGTATTCATTGTTTGGATTTGGTATCAATGCTTCTTCCGGTGTACGGTGTTCGCAGTAGGTTTTATATTCTCTCAACAGCTCATCGTTATATGCAACCGTGATTTCCTTTCCGGTCTTGCTCTGCCGGAACGTTGCAGTAGTACGCCCCTTAACGTCACCTACTGTCATTTTCAAAATTTCATTAATACGCAATCCTAATGAAATACCTGTAATGAACATAATGTAATATTTAATATCTTTTTGACGCAGATATTTTTTGATTGCGTATACATCACGTTTATCACGAATTGGTTCAACCGTATTCATACAATCACCCTTCGTATTCTCTTAGCCACCTACGCAGATCTCTTTCAAACATTCTACGTTTGTGACGACATTCACGCCATTTGCTGTTTCGTCTGTTCCATTCAGTGCAGAATTTTCTGCGTTTATATTCAAACTTCTTTTTTCGTAGATATATTTTTATTCTTTCAAACATAGTTTTATCCTTTCTACCGTTTATATATTGCTTACATCAATCTTGCCACTCATTAGCTCTGGCAATAGTGCGTCCCGAAGTTCTGCTAAGTATCTGTTTTCTTCAAGATTTAGATAATATATGTGTTGTTTCCAAGTATTAAATATCATCATAAGAATACTTGAAATGTTTTCTTTGTTGTTGTTTGCAAATATTATTTCATTTTTGTTCTTAGTTGTTTTGAAATAATCGTTTTTAACAATCTTTTCGCCACATATTTTTTCTGTCAATTTTGAAAAATCATTATTTGTACTGTTGTCCTGCTTAAACAGCTCAATGTCAAATCCTAAAGACTTGGCGATTGTTTCATTGATGGTTAGCTTGCAGTTGTTTTTTTCAGTTACAATTCTGTTAATATCCGCAACTATTTCGTTGTACGGTCTATGTGCATTTTCTATATTTTCAAATTCTATGTATCGGCTCGGTGTCAATACATAATCATTTTTTTTGATTTCTTCAATGCTTACTGCCTTGCAGTAACCCGCAATGTTTCCGTACTGTTCAATCTGTATCAATACATCTTGTATCTGACTTTCGGATATAACCTTGACTTCTTTTGCGTATGTCCTGTTAGTGTGACTTTTGCCGCCAAACTGCCCATTTTGCATTCGCTGTTCTGTTTCATACCTCTGTCGTAGGTCAATCATTTCTACTGTCGAATGCTGTTTATTTTTATTAAATGTTATAATGCACGTTGGTATTGACGTAACTTCAAACATTTTATCCGGACATACAATTATACTTTCTATGAAATTCATTTCAACTAAATACTGTCTTATTTGCTTTTCCTTTTGATTGTCAGTGCTTAACACGCCATTCGGCAATATAAAACTTGCCTTGCCATTAATTTCATCTAACGCAGTCAATATAAACGCATAATTCGCATTACTTTCCGGCGGTACTTCGCACTGTGAAAATCTATTCTGTAATTGTGCAAATACCGGCTGTTCCCATTTCATATTGTACGGCGGATTTGATATACAACAATCAGCTTTAAATTCACTCTTATCTACTTCTTTAACCGTTGCAAATCTATCACCCTTTTGCGTCCTGTATGTTTTGAAATTTTCATCTGACAATACATCACAATGGATAACTTCGGCGTCAATATTTCTAATTGCCAAATTAAACAACAAAAACGGAATAACACGACTATCATATTCTTTGCATATAAATTTTAAATCGTTATTCTCGTTCCATTTTTGGATTGTCAATGCTCCACTTCCCGCACACAAATCTAAACAAATTTTTTCATCTTTGGTTTTTGATAACTCTGCAACCGCTACCGCAAGGCTTTTCGGTGTGTAGTCTTGCATTTTTTCCTTGCGGTCGGCAAAATAATATTGAAATATCATTTGCATATAATCTATTGTTAAATCAGGACATATTAAAATCCAATCTTCACATAGCTTTCGACAATTTTCGGCATTTAACAATGTTGATTTTAATTCATCAACAACATCTTCAATTTTTTCTATGCTGAAAACGTCCTTGAATTTTTCAACTAATTGCAATAGCTCCATAATTATGTCCCTTTCTTTATCCAAAAATAAAAAACAGAATGTATATGCATTAACATATACATTCCGTATAATCAGCATAAACATGGTACGCTGAATACTTCAAGCGTGTCTATGCCTATCTTAATATCTCTATTCCCCTCTTTTACTTTGAGATATTTTTTCCCACTGCCTCACGGCAGTTCACCCTTCGATTCATATACTACCACAGGATCAATGTTACATTCTATTACATAATGACGGTTTTATGGATTTTTATAAAATTCCGCATACAAAAAAAGCCGGAATAAAATCCGGCTTAATCTTTTTCTAAAACTCTTTTGATTGCAGACAGTGCCTTGGGATGAAGAATATGTACAACGTGTTTGTATGAATAGTTTAGCTGTTCTGCAATCTTTTCCCACGTTAAATTTTGAATATACCTCTTAATCAACAGTCTTCGGAGTGTAGCACTTTCGACTTGATTCACAGTTTGAAGAATTTCATTTTTTATTTTGTACAATTCGCCAATTCTGTTTTTGATGTTTTGTTCATAAACTGCTACATTTATTTCGTCCAAAAATACAACCGGATTAACCGCCTGCAAATCAGCAATTTCTTCTTCAATCTCAATTCCTCTCTGTAACCATTCTTTTGTCGTCATGCTTTCACTCCCCCGTTTCGCTTATTGCTTATTCTTCGTCAAGGCGTTGTTGGTATTCAACGAAATACCATATCAATTCATCTCTGAATACTTCGATGGCTTCCTCCGCTTTTTCTCTTGTAGTGAAATATATCACATTATGCAATCGGATACAATGAAAATAGTCTACATACAATTTTTCAAGACCATAACCGTATATGATACACCACTTGTTTTTGCCGTTATCTTTCCAATCTTCTACCGAAATAGACTTGTCGTTTAACGCCTGCCATTGTCTTAGTTGACGGAGTAATCTGTCTGCACGAGCGTTGTTCTCGGCAATCATCTTGTCGCTATAATAGTTAGCGTTATTGTAATATTCTTGGTCCACCATATCTTTTTTGTCTATATCATTATCCGTGTCGTCTGACGAATAATTATAAAAATACGTGCTACCCTTTTCAACCCTCTCATATCCTGTTTTAGGTTTATCCTCAACCAGTCCCAACTCTTTCAGCTGCTCAAATAATCCCATTTTTTTTAGCTGTTCCTCGCTGATTTCAGCTTGAACGCTTTTATCGTTCACTTTCAACTCTACTTTCATTTTGTCCCTCACTTTCCGGTAGTTCAATACCATATTCTCGTAGTTTATCAATTACTTCGTTTACACTTCTTTTGCCTAAATTCCTTACATTGTGCAACTGCTCAACACTTTTAATGTCACCTAAAATATTTATACCGGCACGTTTTAAACAGTTATGTGTACGAACTGTAAAATCGCATTCTTCGATTGATATTTTGCTCGGTATTACATTTTTGTTTAACGTATCTTGCAATCTCTGCCTTTTGATGATTGATATTGTAAACCAATTCTTGCGTGTTTAAAGAATTTATATCAGTCATTGTTCTACTCCTCCAATTCAATGATTTTAAATATTTCACTTTGTTGTTTAGCACCGTCAGTTTTATCAATAATGCCCTGTTTTATTGCAGTATATAAATCAGCTAATCGTGCGATGATGAAACATTCCCCACAATTAAATTCACCACTGTTATACATATCATCATAGCATTTTGCAAACTTTTCACCGTCTGTTACACATATATCCGACAATTCGTTTGCCTTAGCTTTCAGCTTATTTCTTGTAGCTTTATCAATCATCTCTCAACACTTCCTCAATGAATTTCTTAAACCCGTCAAGTTCTGACGGTCTAATCACTGCTACCGCACCGCCGGAAGTTAATATTTTATCTAAATGACTACGTTGTAGCGGTGCAAGCTTACCGTGTTCAGCCTTGATTTCAATACCGATAAATCTACCGTTAGCACATACAAGCAAATCGGGAACGCCCGCTCTTGTACCTCCGCAACCATAATATTTAACCACATAACAGCCTTTACTTCTAAGCCATTGCTTAACTCGGTTTTCAAAATTCTTTTCCTCTGCCATCAGCCAAATTCCTTTCTGAATAATTCGTCTGTATAATCTTTTCGCATTAACAGACACTCATATATCTTTTCTTCCACGCTCTTATGGCACATCATTATGTGATAATAGCATTGTTTTTCTTGACCGATACGGCATATCCTTGCCTTTGATTGCTCGAACAGTTCCGAACGTTCCGGCAGAGAAAAATATATAATTCTGTTCGCCTTTTGCAAATTTAATCCCATAGCTCCGGCTTGATATTGTATCAACGTAACTGAATTATCGTTATTTTCGTATTCCTTCAGGTCCTTAACTTGTCCGTTTACTATGCTTATTGGTCTATCAAACAGCACTTTTCTTAATGCTTCAAGTTCGGTATTGAAATTGTAGAATATAATAACCCTGTCAGATGTAGAATTAACTAAATCAATTAATCGCGATATTTTGTCCTTACTGTATGCACTGCATAACATTCTTGCATACAGTCTTTTTGACAATGTACTGTCGCCTGTCAATTCCTTATCATCTATCTTGATTACTCGGTCTTTCATAAACTTTTTATAGTCTGATGAAACAGTCGAATATTCCTTGATAAACTTCTTTTCAGGTAACTTAATAACTTCTTCTGCCTTAGCAAATACCGCTCCGTATTCCTTTAGTTTTGCCTTTAATTCGCTTACATTCTTGTATCCTGTAACTACTCTGAACATTGGACCGCCGTAACTTCGCAATTCCGTTTTTATGTATCGGTTATAATATGCCGTTTTGGTAATCTTCCAACCTAACAAGCGTAATTGCGAATACAGGAACTCATACTTGCCGTCTGTCGGTGTACCGGATAACAATATTGTGTGTGACGGTTTCAACGATAATATGAACTTCGTACGTTTTGCAGTTTCATTTTTTATCATTGAACTTTCATCTAACATCATAGTGAAATCCTTTAGTTGCCTTAGTTCTTCACGTCTGTAAGCCAATTCATAATTTATGATACCGATACATTTGTATATCGGATATATCATAAATGCCTGCATATCCTTTTTATTCGTCAAATCAAATACTGCATAATCCGTATAATGCTCTTTGAAATGCTCGCACCAGTCTTTGATTTTAGACTTTTGGCAAACAACTATATTCACACGTTCGCCGTATAATCTTAATCGTTCACTGCCTATAAACGTCTTACCTAATCCCATATCATAGTAAAATGCCGAATTATCTTTATCACTCGTCAATGCGAGTGCTTTTTCTTGATAATCAAATAATTTCATTGTTTAACTCCTTATATATGCGTCCCCACGCCCCCAAACAGTATTTTTAAAATTGGGGGCTACCGAATACGATACCTATGCGATTTATCGGTATATGTCCCCAATGTCCACACATTTTTTATTATTCTATATAGGACAATATTTTTTTGATTTTTAATAATTAATCAAATAAATATTACTATATATACATTATAGTTTTGTTGAGGACGTTGGGGACTTGGGGACATTTTTTATATTAAAACGGTAAATCTTCATCATTTTCAATGTTCTCGTAGTCGTCTATATCATCTACATAGATACAGATACAATGTGCTTTTGCGCCATTAATTCGCTTGGATATATCACGTCTGCCGTTTTCGTGACGTGCAATTTTATGGTTACGAATCATCCATGAAAGTGTTGACTGTGGATTAAATCCACCGTCAGTAATTATCGAATTAAACCGATTTTTCAATATGTATATATTGCCGTCCTGTTCTATTCCCCAACATTCATTGCCGTTTGATGTGAAATTGCTATGATTTGCGATAATTTCTTCTCGCAGATAATCATACGCACGTCTGTTGACGTTCAACATATCCTTTGTTTGTAGATACGGTTTAATATCATCTATACTGATTCGTACACCGTCATTAAATATCCAACGTTCAGACAGTTCATCAGCGGTTAATAATGCCGCCGCTGACGCAATTTGTTTGTCCGTTGCCTCTGTATTATCTTCCAACAGTTTAATGTATTTTTCGTGCAATGCTCGTGCTTCGGCGATATTTCCGGTTAAATTATCAATAAATTCTTTACCGGCGTGACCGTAATTTGATTGTATCGTTCTGCAAAATTCTCGTGGATTTTTGAAAAACTTACCGCCGTTACATTCGATTTCAATAACACGGTTGACTGCACCGCCACCCGATGACATTGATGTTATCGGGCGTTCGCCTGTGGTTATAATACAATTTCGCCACGTCTTAATATTTTGTATACCACCGTCTTTTTTACCGCGTAAACGTCCTGTACCCTCGCACAGGCGGTATATTATATCATCAAAATCAGAACGTTTATTCAGTATCTGCAATTCATCCATACATAACGGCAGTGAATTTAAACACGCCGCATATAATTCATTACCTACATCAGTAGAATTGAATGTATAGGCATATTTACCGATAACCGGCTCAGCCCATACAGACACTGCCGCAAGTAGCGCAACCGATTTACCCGTTTCTGTATCGCCCCATAGGTGAACGAAGAACGGCAATGCTCCAAGCGGTTTTAACAGTACACTCGCAAAACTCGCCGCCATAACCATGCGAACAACTATATTACCGTTTTTGCGGTAATCTCTGATTGTTTTAAGCCATTTTTCATAACTGCCGACCTCTCTTACCGAATTAAATAACTGTCTGAAACTGTCCTGTCCCTCAAACTCCAAATCTGATATATACGGGGCAAATTCTTTAAATCCTCTGCCTACCCAACCCATATGGTCGCACGATTTCTTTTCGATTATTTTGTCGTAATTTATACTTTCAAAATCACTTAAAAACTGTACAAGTGCCTTTGCGTTTTCCGATGTTACACCGACACCGTATTCAGCTAATTTTACGATTTTGTTCGCACTTGCAAGGTCAGAACGTGGGACGATTTTAGTTTTATAATTTCGTCCCGGTCTGCCGTAAACAAGTTGCACACTTTCAACATCAGTATCTACATTTGAATATCTTGTTATCATAAATATCGGGTGTGGGCAAGCAAATTGATTTACCCCGTAAGCGTTTGTCTTGTACACACCATCATCATTTGCAATCCATTCGCCTGTGTCCCACATTATCGCAGTACCGCTGAATTCCATTACATTTCCGTAGACAATACTTTGACCTTTCTGTGCTCTGACATAGTTCGTGAACTGTGTCTTGAAATTCGATACTTTTAATTGCTTTGCCTTTGACGCCATTTGTGCCACAAGCTGACCTTTGACAAATTCGTTACCGTCTGCTTGGTCTATTATCCATTGAAACGGTTTTGATGATGTTAAAAAATCGTCTTTACTAAAACCGGGTATCGTTATTCTGTTTTCATTCTCCATAGCACCCATTCCTTAACCTATATTAAAACGGCAAATCTTCTTCCGATTCGTCCTCATCATCAAATCCGCTTGTATCAAATCCCGATGTACTTCCATCAAGCAGTTTATCCTGTGGAATTTCGGACATTTCCAATCCTTTGATACTTCTTACCGCTCTTGCCTTAGTCGCCCATTTTTTTTGACCGTTCATCAGGTATTGTTCACGTCCAAACAATACACCTATTTTCTTACCCTTAAGCGTTTTTTCGTCCCAATTCCATTCATAGCCCTCATTACTTTCTTCAATACAGGTAATCATACCTTTGAAAAACGGTAATTGTTTACCCTCGTATCCTTGTCTAAAAAGTCCTCCGTTGTTCCATTTTGCGTTCGTTCCGTTTCTTTCAGCATTCGCCGCATATAGATTACTGTAATGGTCTTTATATTCGCCCTCTGCAATGTCTAATTGCAACACTAATTGCTTTTTTCCGGTTTTTGTTGCAACTTCTTTTGCACCCTTGATTTCGCAGATATATTTACCTGCCGGCAATGTTCTGCTCTCACCTGTATACGATTGTGCTTCGTCATATCCTTGTATTTTATTCATTATTTTTATCCTCCTCATTCATTCCGTAATATTCTCTTATTCTTTCGTCAACTGCTTTCAAATCGTTATCAATCTCTAAATCAAACATATCCATAGGCGACTTGCACGTTGTATGTCCGTCTGATTGCGTTATGAAACTATGACTTTGACCGTCAGCTTGACATAGCAAAACGATTGAAAACAGTCCCTCAACGGTCAACTGATTATCCAACATTTTACCGATTGTTTTCGCTTTAATTTTACCGTTTTCGGTCTGCTCGCAATGGTGCAAAAAATATACGATTGTATCATCGGGCAATCCCTCAATAATAAATGTAATCATCTTCTGAAAACGTACCGCCATATCGGTAAACTTCGCATAGCCTGTTTCTTTTGCACGATTAAACGAATCGAACGCCAACAGATATTGACTGTCGTCTATAACGTATCGCTTATACTGCTTTTTACTTAATTCTTTGGCAATAACGTTGTATGTAGCCTTTTTGATTGAATTTAACTTCTTGCGGAACGGAAGCGGCTTACTTGCCACATTAAATATTACCAAATCATCTGCGTCAAAATTTCTTAGGCTTGCGCTTTTTCCGCTACCGCTTTCACCCATAATTAAAACCGGTATTCCCATATGTATCACTCCTTATTTTATACTCATATTATTCCGTTCAATTAATGTTGCGTGTGGAATTTCCACTCCGTCTTTTAGCATATCTTTTATAACCGTCTTGTTTGCCTCTGGTTTTTTGAACGTTAGCAATCTGTCGTTGTTCTTCATTGCATAGTCGATAAATTCATCATCGACTTCTACTGCTGTTGATTTTCTGTAACTTATCGCCACTTTTGGAGTAGCGAATTTATTGCCTTGCAATACTCGGTTTATATAGGTTTTCAATTGTTCAGCCTTGTTTTCCAACGACTTACGACGTTCCGCAAGTGCTTTTTCTTCTTCTCTGATAGCCTTGCTTTCAGCTATCAGATTTTTATACCATAACGCTGTATTTTCGATTTTTTCTTCCGGTATCATTTGCATTTCTTCAAATGCCTCATAATCCTTTATTTCGCCTGTTTCTTCATCAACTAAAAAAAACATTGCATTGTCTATTTCGTATATGTTCATTTGACATTTCTCCTTTTCTATGCTAAAATATTGTTGTGTTATAATATATGCCGTTGAACGGTATTGCGGGGGAAATTAAATTCCCCCGCTTTTTTATTATTCAATTATATGTACATTCGGTACATCTTCAAGCAATTCTCTTAGCTTGTCCGCAACGTTCTTTACTGCCTCACGTTCCCAAGCTCCACCGTCTGCCTCAAACAGTGCCGCTCTGCCGTCTTTTAATCTAATTAGGAAGTCGCTTTCTGGTTGTTCTACCTCTAAAAACGTTCTGTATGGCTTTAGCGAAACAATCGGTTTTATTCTCTGTTCGCCAACCAACTGAATACCGCTCTTGACGGTTGCCGATTGTGTTATACCGTCATCTTTCGTTTGTACTGATTGTTGGTCTGTTATGTTGCCAAGCAACTGCACAAGATAATCTCTATCCTCTGTCGGTGCAAAGCGTGATTTTAGATTTATAATCATATTTTCGATACTCATATAACTATCGAAGTCAAAGCGATTGAATTTTGCATATGTAACATATGGTCTTTCGCGTTGCATATCACATCTGACCGTACCCAATACATCAACCTGATCCGGCGATACCACTCTCACGAATAATGGATTGTCATAATTGTTCATTTCTTGTTTCATCATAGTGACTAAACCACTTAGACTTGATAACTTAGTTGTATCAACCAATCTGTCCTCAATTTTGTGCAGTTGAATGTCCGAAAACGTGCCATAGTCGGTCTCAATCACCTTTGGTCCTGTCATTTCTTCGATTTTTTCAATAAAACTTCTATCAATCATTTCTTTATCCTCCTTTAAATTACATTGCTTTCTTAATTGCTATAACCTTTGGTTCTTCTTGCTCTGAACCGTCTAACGCCATTTGTCCCGGTACTTGTGGCAACATTTCGACTAATGCTTTGCCCTCGTCTGATTCCGTCAAGTACAACGCACTTTCGATGTTGTTCGTTGGTGTCAATGTTGATTTTACTTGTGTCGACATTTTTATGTTCTGTCGTTCGCTGTCCGGCTTTAGTGATAACGTCAATGTTATCTTTCTTACTGCGTCTGCCTTTGTGTTTAGGTCGCTGATATTTTCAACAACCTTTCCTAGTTCATAGTCCAATCTCTCGCCGATTGCTCCACGAGCAACCTCTAATAAATTTGCATTACCCACTTTTTATCATTCCTTTCTTGATTTTTTATTTTTTTGTGGTATAATATATGTAAAACATAGACTAATCTATGTAATTACCTTTTGACCGTTTTGAGTGCCAGCTCATACGGTCTCTTTTTTTATGCTGATTTTGCAGTGACAACCTGCTCCAAGATTGTCGTTGCTTTTGTACATTTCTGTTTGCTTAAAGCCTTCTTCTGTGTATA